CGGGACTCGGTAAAGGCCATGGTCCAGCAAGGCCTATCCCTTCGCAAAATCTCAGAAAAGCTCAAGGTCGCTCGCAAGTCCACCGACCCTCACTATGAGGCGCTCAAGGGCTTAATCGCCGAACTATCCCACCAACCCGCAACGGAGGAAGAAACCCATGCTTAAAGGTCTTGGGGCTGCGGCTAATGCTGTGGTCCTGGTATTGCTAATCGTCACGGTAGGCTCCCTTAGCCTTATCAAAATCGAAACTCAACCCATCTTCCAGGTGCTGCGCAATGTCATGCTGGCCGCTCTGGGAGAAGAAACCAAGGGGGTAACGATTTCCGGCGACGGTAACCAGCAACGGCTGGAGTGCGATTTTCGGACTGGGACTTGTAACTGGAGGTAACCCCATGGAAACCCTTAAGTTTCTCTGCATTGGCCTGCTGTCGGTGCTGCTGCTCAAGAACCTCGGCATTATCCAATGGCAGGATTCAAAGCCTTCGGTGGACTTTGAAGGAACCCGAGACAGCCTGGTCGACACGATCAAGGGGGAGGCCGATGGTAGCGGCGAGTAGTAAAGAGGCGGAGCAGCCGGTCCTGGTCCGGCGTATCAATGCGCTGGAGGCCCACCTGGACCCTCGGCGGAGGACTACGACCTGGGCCGATGTCGGGGTGCTGTGGGGCCTGTACCTGGCTTGCATCTCTATCCAGCCAACCCTGGCCACGGTGAATTATGTCCGGTTTCAATGGGCACAGGTTTCCCAGAGTAAAGCGGCGGAGTTCCTCGGCCTATTGCCCTTGGATTCACCTAAGGCCCCCACCCTATCCCAGGACACCTCGGAGCTAACCAAAGGCCAGACCGTGGCCGGATACAAGGTCACCAGCGACGTAGGTCCCAGGACCGCCCCGGGTGGCGTTGGCAGCACCAACCACCAAGGCATTGATCTTGCTACCCCGAGCGGAGTCCAGGTTTATGCCCCAGTTCGGACTAAGGTAACCTGCCTTAATTCACCTGGGGGCGGCATCGGTGCGCGGTTCAAGGGGGTGCGCGGAGAAGTTACCCTTTGGCACCTTAGCCACTGCGCCGAAGGGTCCAAGGCCCCCGGCGATGTGCTGGCCATGACCGGCAACACCGGCACCGCTACCACCGGCCCTCACCTCCATGTTGAGGTCCGGGTTAATGGCGAAATTACTAATCCGCAGGTGCGGGACATAGAGCCGCTCCTGGGTGGAGGCGGAGACCTGAACCTTGATCGGTACGTGGCTGCTATCGCCAAGAAGGAAAGCTCCGCCAACTACCAGGCGATTAACCCTCACTCCGGGGCCCTGGGCAAGTTTCAATTTATGCCCGACACCATGAAAGCCCAGGCCAAGGCTTGCCTGGACCGGGAACCCTCCAAGCAGGAGTTCCTCAGTAATTCCGAGCTGCAAAATACGGTGATGCGTTGCTACGTCAAAGACAAGCTCCCCACCATCGAAAAGAAATCCAAAGACCCCCAGACCCAATGCCGGATGCTGGCCTCCACCCACTACTCCGGCACCCCCGACCTCTGGGATGATACCCGACCCCAACGATACAACGGCCACGCCTATCCCTCTATCGCGGACTATACCGAGGCTATCTGCAAGGAGGTTCTATGATCTGGGTCTTGATCTTAATGACCGTAGTGGGCTTCTACCCCCAGACCTCAATCTGGTGGTTGACCCGGGTGGGCTGGGCTTTTTTACTGGGCCTGCTCCTTTGTGTGGCCTGGGTTGCGTTCTGGGGGTAAGTCAAAATGCTTAGAGCTATTTTCGGCAATTCCAACCGCTCCGGCCATCTTCGGATGTCCTTGTGCCTATCGCTGGCCCTGGCCGGGGCCGGGGTGGCATGGCTCAGCCCCTGGGTGCTGGTTGCTAGTATCGCCTGCTGGGTCCAGGAACTATGGGCCACCGCCGACCGAGACCTGGAAGAAAAACGACGGCGCAAGTCCTGGTATTGGCTACCCTTTGGTTGGCTAGTATCGCATCGGTCCTGGGTTAGCCATGGCCTGGTCTGGGGCACCGTTATCCGCCTCGCCTATGGCCTCTGGCCGGTACTGCTGGGGCTGTACCTGGTCGCTCCGCCCTTGGCCCTGGCCTGGGTGTTTGGAGCCCTTGTCAACGACCTGGGGCACCTGGCCCTGGACCTCTAGGTTAAATCCGCGACGGCGGAACCAAATTAGGGGTTTACTTTATTAACCGTATACGTTATATTAAAACGGTAAACAAATTTAATCCCCAGAGACCTTACCCATGACCACTCAACCCCAGGACTCCTACCAGATAATCATCAACGGCACTACCCGGGACCACCCCGACTATGCCTCTGCTCTAGCGGCATGGGAGAAGATAGGCCAAGCCTGTAACCAAGGCCGCAGCATTGATGCTGAACTATGGCGCTTTACCCGGTATCCATGGGACAAGGTTTTTTACCAGGGCCTCCAAGACCCCGTTACCGGGGAGGTAGACCCTGAGACAGTCCTGGCGGTGCCCGGGGTGGCTATCCAGGTTAAACATTGCATCGCCGCTTTATATTCCTAGTTTTGTATTTCTGAGGAGAAGAACACCATGTCCACTTGGCGTAACCCTAAGCAAGTAAACGTAGACCTTGACCAGATCACTCCCTCGGATTTCCGCTGCGGAGATATTCTTGGGGGCTCCAACGGGGAGCAATATACCGTTGTAGATACCTTTGGCCCGTCCGACAACGAGGACGAAAAGGAGCGGGGGTTCCTCGTTCCACCCTACGCCACACTCGAAAAGCTGGAGGCGGAGGAGCGCATTAAGCCTGAGCTTGTTACCGGACGGGTGGAGCTGTGAAGTACTTTCGGTTTATTAACTACTGCTGGGCCTTCTACGGCCCTCAGTCCATCTACGGGGATTTCTTCGGGCATAACCTCACTATGGAGGAGCTGCTCCAGGCCATAGAGAAACGAACCTTGATCAAGACCCCGGAGTTCCACGGCAACGAGCTGGACAGCTTTGACCGGGAACTAGTCCGGGACTTGATGCTAGCTGCCCGGGGTCTGCCCACCGAATACCCAGTGACTCAACTCTTAAAGGATTCTCAACCATGACCCTAACCACCGCCACCTACACCGCCACCGGCTTAGAGCCCTGGGAGAATGGCATCTCTTATGGTTACTTTGTCTACGAGCCCTTTGGCCGGTACCAAGACTCGGCCCTAGGCATCCTCCACCGCAATTCAACGGGGCAGTTCGGACCCACCTTGGAGTACCTGGTAACCCGAAGGAATCCAGGGGTCTTTAGTTGGTTGACCGGCCGGGACAAGCTCCGCGCCGCCACGCTGGAGGACTTTGATAAGTACCGGCTGGTGGTGCCCCCGGATTATCAGGCCTACGCCATGGCTCCGGTCCCTACCAACCCTGCCCAAGAAAAGGCCATGCTCCAGGCCCTGGCTGCTCACCTGGGCACCTCGCCCGGTTATATCAGTGTTTCTGCCGCCATCTATAACCAAGGCCATTGGTTTACCCTGGCCGGGGAGAATACGGCCCGGGTCGGGACCGTCGTAGGGCGTGAAACCCAGTACACCGAGACCTTGATCTGGAACCCCGAACAACCGGAGGCCTTCCGCCAAGACTTCGACCGGGCTCTAGCTAACTGCCAAGCCTTCGCCGAGGAACATTCCCAAGATTAAATCCGCGACGGCGGAACCAAGTAAACCCCTGGGTCTCTGGCCTAGGGGTTCTTAGTATAAGCCTAGGTAATATCCGACACTGCGAGAGTCCTGGAGTTACGTAGTTAGGGAGTCATCGGGGATAAGGAACTTTAATGGGTTACCCCCTTTACAAACATAGGCGTATACGTTATATTAGTTGTATACCTGAGGGGGAGACAACCCAAGGGAGGCGGGGGAGGCACCCGCGACGCGGGCTAGAACCCCGTTGCTGCTGGGATGGGACCGGGCCAACGACTTAAACCCTTCGGTAACCACGCCGCCCACCCGGTGCAAGGCCGGGGCAGGGTATTCCCCTCCACTACATGGGGATTTATACACACCTTCGCTTCAAGGATTTACGACCATGCTTGCTAACTACTCTGACTTTTCTTCCTCCTTTACTCGCCACGACGGAGATTTCTTCGCCGCTGCCTGGGAGACCTGGTACGCGGCCTCGGACCGGGCCTGCCAGGTCACCGCCTGGGTCTGGGGCCTTTACCGAGAGGCTTTCTTCTCCCCGGCTGCTATGGCCCGCTACCAATGGCTAGGGCAGATGATTGCCTGCTTGGGGATGCTCGCCTACCTTACCGGGAAGCTGACCCGGCTCCACCTGGATGCCGGGGTTGCCCGTTGTGAGGCTACCCCGGCCCTTGCCTTAGAATTTACTCCCCCGGAACCCGATACCACCCCGGAGGAGCCCAAGCCTGCTCCCGAGCCTCAACCTGAGGCAGTAGCGTTGCCTGCTGCCCTTCCAGACTACGGGAGTTTAGGAGTCCGGGAGTTGCGCATCCTTGCCCGCGACAGCGGTATCAAGGGTGCGGCCCGGATGCGCAAGGTTGAGTTAGTCAACCTGCTTGAAACCTTGTAGTTCCCTGTGTTCGATACCCACGTTAAACCCCTCCAGGTTGCCTCGAGAACGCCCTGGAGGGGCTCATACCCACTTACAAGGTACTGTCCTATGCTACTGCCTATCTTACCTATCTCGGTTAATATGCCTCCGCTTCCTACTCCGGTGGCGATCACCGTCCCGGCCCCCAAGGGTAACCGGGACGAGTTCCCGAGCTGCCGGAACTGGGAAGCAGACGAGCCCCGCCCTGCGGGGTGTCGGCGCAGGAAGTCAGGGAAAGACCCTCGGGCCGAGTTCCCCGGCAACCGTGAGGGAACCGGAGGCCCTGTTCCTCGGGCTCCCCGGAAGTAAGGCCCTGGCGCTAAGCTAGGCCCCAACCCCTGGCCCTGCCCCTTGGTGGGGCCTTTGTTCTTTACCCTTTGGAGATAAATTATGTCCGTAACTTGGCGACAACTAAGAGAGATAACTTCTCAAATGACTCGGGATCAACTAGATCAGGCCCTCTTGATCTTCGACAGTAACGGGGGTTATTGGGTGGACGGGAGGGAACTAAACACCATGACTCAGGACGATGTAGCTGCATACGAGGCTGAGCATGGGCCTAATCCCAGTGTGCAGGTAGGTACTCCCTATCTGACTACTCAGGACTGACTCTACCCAACCCCTGGCCCTGCCCCTTGGTGGGGCCGTATCAGCCCCGGTAGCCCCTCGGCTGCTGGGGTGCAATCTTGCCGACTACCTCCTAATCCGTATTGGCGGATCTAAGAGGTTTGGAGTACCAAGGTAATTAACCTAAGGAGTCTTACTATGCTGTTTGCCCTTGGCCAGACCGTGGCCACCCCTGGCGCGTTGGAACTTATGGCCCGATGCGAAGTAGAGCCCCAGGCCCTCCTCCACCGCCATAGCACCGGCGACTTCGGTACCGCTGGCCACTACAACGATATTCTCCCCAACCTCACCCCGGAGGAGCTGACCCATGGGGTGCTGGCTACCTCGGACGATGGCAAGCTCAACGCCCTGGCGATCAAGTTTGGGGAAGGCCGAGTGTGCAGCTACTACCCTATCCAGGACAACTCCCGCAAGCAAGTATGGAAAGTCTGGGTCATTACCTACCTAGGGGAAGGCGGGTACACCACCCTGCTGCTGCCGGAGGAGTACTAATGCGAAGAAAACCCCCGCTGGTTATCGTAAAGCCCCTTACCCCCGCCAAAATCGTCCTCAGGGAGGAGACAGAGTGAAAATTATAGCAACTCCCCACGACCTCCGCCACCGCCCCCTACACAGCCTTACAGCCCTCGTAGAAGGGAACCTCGAAGAAGAGGGAGGCCAAAGGATAACAACTTGGGCGGAACTTACTCCGAAGCAACTCCGGGAATTTAGCGCCCTGGGGCATGCGTACCTCGCCAAGTACACCCCGGACCAGGCTGGCTATGATTGGGGCCTTGCCCTGCTGGAGGCCGTTGATCGAAGCCTGGGGATGATCCTCAAGGGATTTGTGATTACCGTAACCTACCCTAGCGGTTATTCTGAATCCTGGCTCCACCGGTTTGACCAATGCGAGTCGGTGCCGGTGGCGATGGATCGGCTCTTAGCTGCTATCGAAGGCCTCAGCACCCAGGGTACCGTCACTACCCGCCAAGTCTGGGCGGAGAAACCTATACCCTGAGAGGAAACCCATGGATAACCCTGAACGCCCCTTGACCTCCGTTGTTATTGCCGTGGGGCATAAGTTCTATCGCAACATACCCCAGGAAGGCGCTCTAGCCGCCTGGACGGGTGGAGGCCTAGAGATAACCATAGCTCTTAACCAACCCACCCCAGGGGAGCTGCTGGGGGCCAGAGAGGGGGTTTTTGAGATGGGCCTGGCGGTAGTCAACGAAATCCCTTGGGTCTGCTTCCGGATATTCCAGCTCCAGGAACCGGTCCGAGGGTTTGGCGCTCCGGCCCGCAAAGTAGAACTAGCCCTGGGCTGGCACGAGTGTCCTTTCCATGCCGTTAGAATCTCCCCGGAGGACCGCGAGGATATTGCAAGCTTCGACTTTGCTAATCCGGAACTACGGATCGGGGTAACGGCGGTGGTACTAGACTGGCCCAGTCACAAGGTAAAAGTCCTCAGGCGGTTCAGCCTATCGCCGTTCTTCTCCCGGGAGTTGTGCAGTGCGGTACTGGATACCGATGACCTCCACACCGAGGCAACCTATGACCAGGAAATTAGTCGGCTCTATCGGGATACCCCCGTGGGTGAGTTGGGAGAAAGTACTCGGGTCCGGTGTCGATCTGGGGCCTAGATTATTTATTACTTTCCCTTCTAAATATATATAAGGACTAGAGATAATGATAGAACGTATACAGGGCAAGGGTTACAGCCGATTTTCGGCACCCTCGGGAAACCTACTTTTTGAGGCCCTTTTTTAGCCTCCCAGATACCCTCAGAGGAGCCCCATGGATACCCCCAACCTTGATTATTTTCTACGCCTAAATCAGTACCAAGAAGCCCAGGATTATTTCCGCCTCCACCTGCGACGGCTGGCCGACCTGGAGGAGAGATTAGAGCAAACCATTGTTGGGAGTCCTGAGTTTCTCCTCCTCTCCCAGATGGCTTACATGGAAGCAACCCAACGGGATTTCTGGTTATCCCGGGTCCAGGCCCTGGGCAAACCCTCTGAATCCGCAACGGCGGAATCAACGACCTCTCAACTCGAAGGGCATCCCGAAGTTTTGGATCCATTGTTGGAGGGGGCGAGGTCATTGGTGGAGGCGATCACCGCCGCCTACCCCAGGCTACCCCGGGAGGTAGCGAGCCTGGTCAACCTCTACCAGGAAACCCTAGCCAAGGCCCGGGCCGAACACCCAGGCCTTGAGTAAGGGTTGAATAAGGCCTTAGTCATAGGGCGACCAGGGCGCATCCTGGTACTGATCCGGGTCGGGGTCCTCGGCTTCCTCCTCCAGTTGTTGCTGGGCGAGGACTTCGCCGAGGTCCTGGGCTTCGGGATCAATGAGATGTTCCTGGGAACTCAACGAGTCCCAGATCGAAGGTTGGTGGGGCATAGGAGTCCTTAGCTGGTACTCCTTTAGGGTGCCCGGGTGGATCCAGATGCCAGGTTACTCCGCTACCCTAAGAGGCCGAGTAGTTTAAGCATTTTGGATCCAAGAATTTCCTCTGGAGTTATCGCCGAGTTGTCCGGGGCGATGGCATCTAGGGCCTCGTCAAAGGCTTCGGCCAGGCCATTAGGAACGGCGAGAGTGTACCGGGTGAGGTCTGAGGTATCTTGCTCTGGAGTATCGGGCTCCGGGTCGTTCTCAAAGGTATCGTCGAAGGAATCCCAATCCACAGCAGCCAGGGCGATCAGTTCCTTGAGTTCGTTTTCCTCGTAGGGCAGGCCCAGGTTAAGCGCTTCCAGGTCTCCAAAGTCACCCTCCAGGTCGGCCAATAGTTGAGCCAAGGATACTTTATCGGCCCTGCCCCGGGTCTCGTTCATGATGACGGTGAGCTTCTTGGCATCGGCCTCAGAGAGGCCCTCCACCACGTTGCAGAATACCGTATCGCCTGAAATATTAAACCGATGTTCGCCGTCGATGATTTGATATTCTTCGGGGATGTCGGGGTGGGGCCGGACCAGGATTTCTAGCACCTGGCCGTAGGCTTCAATGGACTCTGCCACGGCATCCTGTTGCCGAGGGTTCATCTTGTTCGGGTTCCAGGGGTTGGGGTGGATGGCAGAACGGTCTACGGGTACCCCGCGCTTTATGGTGGGTTTGGTTACGTTACTCATCCCAGGTTATCCCCCTAGATTTCCAAAGGTTAGTTGCATCGGTTTCCATGGCCTTGTACTTTCGAACCTCAGCTCTTAATGCGTGTACTGTGGCGATCACCGCCGCATCGGAAGAGTGGTATCGCGGTAACTTTTGCTGAATACCTGCGGCTGGAGCGTTGCCGAACCTTAAGCAAGCAACCCAGGAAGATGAGTCGCTAGAATAGCAGGGGTATCTTTGGAGGACCCAATCCGAGGTAATACCTAATAGGTGAACTTTGCGCAAGGTGCCGGTCTTTTTACGGTAGGTCATGACCCGGGCAAAGCAAGCATCTAACCAGGCCTGGAGCTTAGCCTTTTGACGGCTGTAGGGCACCAGTCCCCCTAAGGCAAAGTAGGGGTAGCAAGCCAGGGCTTTATCGACGTGCTTCAGGTCTACGCCGTAGGTAACAATCGGTAACGGGTTAAGGCCCAGTTTCTCCAAAGTTTCTTGGTTTTTCCAGGTAGCTGTCTGGTCCCCAATAACATCCAAGTTCATGAACTCCAAAGACTTTAGCTTTGGCCTCCACTTCGCCTCAATACCTAGAGCCCATTTTGCATAGTCTTGGGGTCGGATTACTTTGCCGGTGGACCAGGCCGTAAATGCTCCCGAGTCGATCAGCACCCGCGCCCTAAGGTCTGGGTTACTCCACAGAGGTTCATGATCTAGAACTTGCTTAGGGTAAGCGTGACTAACCAAGACAGTACTAAACTTCTCCGCTTGCTTGGCTCGGATTGTGTAAATACCCTCTCCAGCTAAGTGAATATTCAAAAAGTCCTCCCATATTTTTGAGAAGGTTCTAATAGCAACCCCCGCATAGGCATAGCTAGTTAAATGGTTTGTGTACCCTTCCTCCACCAAGGCTTGATGCTGCCCCCGATCATTACTCGCATCCGCCAGGTGCAACCTCAAACCAAGACCCCCGCCCTAGGTTTAATCCGCCATAACGGATCGGCGATACCGGCTTCCTGGAAACCTCGGTCCCTGAGTAAACAAGCGTGACACTCCCCGCATCCGCCCCTGACCCCGGCATAGCAGGTATGGGTATTTTCAAAGACCTCATCAAAGCGTTCACCCAGGACTTGAGCCGCCAGGGTTACCGACTCGGACTTACTCAGGTCCATCAAGGGGGTATGAATCTTGAACCCTTGGGGGTCGCCGTAGATCGCCTCCCCGAGGGCTACCTGAGCCGCATCGACAAAGGTTTGGCGGCAGTCGAAATATCCACCATAATCGGCCTGACATAGGCCGGTGAATAAATCCCGGGCCCCGACCTGGGTGGCATAGTTAGCCGCCAGGGTAAGGAACAATAAATTCCGCCCTGGAACGAACGTAGGCTCCACGCCCCCTGGTAGCTCCTCTACGCTTGCATAGGTACCGAGTGGGTTATCTGATACCAGAGGCGATGTCCCGCCCAGTACACGGGGAATATGCAGGGTCTGGTGGTGCTTAGCGCCAAGCAGCTTAGCAACGGCCTCGGCGGACTCTACCTCCACCCGATGGCGTTGGCCATAGTCAAAGGTGATGGCATAGAGTTCCTCAAACTGGGTAGCGGCGATGGCCATGCAGGTTGTGCTATCTTGGCCTCCGCTTAGGATTACAACGGCCTTAGATTGAGTCATGGGTTTACCTCAGTAAGTTGAAGACTTCGGCCCGGGCCTGGGCATCATCTCGAAGCACTCCATGCAGGAAGGAGGTCCGGGTTAGGGCCCCAGACTTTCGCACCCCTCGGCCCGACATACAGGTATGCTCAGCCTCCAGCAGCACCGCCACCCCCAACGGGTTCAGGGTATCCACCAGCAATGTCCCGATCTGACTGGTGAGGCGTTCCTGGAGCTGCGGCCTGCGACTTAGGATGTCCACCGCCCGAGGTAGTTTGCTGAGTCCTGTGACCCAGCCCTGGGGGATATAGGCGATATGCGCCTTGCCAAGGACCGGGAGGAGGTGGTGTTCGCACAGGGATTGAAACGGGATGTCTTTGACGATCACCAAGTCGTCGCTGTCTACTTTGAAGCGGGTTTGCAAGGGCTTCGCCGGGTCGTGGGTAAGTCCTTCGGTTGCCTCCACCCAATACCGCACCACTCGGGAGGGCGTGTCCTGCATACTTGGGTCGTCCAAGGCATCCCCCCAGAGCAAACGCATCGCCTCTGCTACCAAGGCCGTCGCCTGGGGTAGTTTACTGGCCAGGTCTGAGATAGGGTCTTGGATCATGCCTGGTAGATTCCTGAGTTGGTGTGATTTTCGTAGACCTCCACCTGGGTAACCGATACCCGGCCCTGGGTCTCCTCCTGCACAAAGGGCGCCAGGTGGGAGTAAAGGTACTGAGCAAGGCACTCCGCCCCAGTCTGTGGCAATACCCTTAGTTGAATAACCTCGGCTCTGGCCAGGGCCTTGAATGTTTCAAGCTCCGGATCGTCCTGGGCGATCAGCACCGTATGGTCAAGGAGGTAGGCAAACCAATCCTTAGGGGAGAGGTCGTTGATCGTTCCCTTGGCCCTGCGCATCCCGCCAAAGTCAAAGACCCAGTTACGATGATCCAAGGCCCCGGCGAACCATACCCGAAAGCTGATCGCATAGCCATGCAGGAACCTGCAATGGGTACCCTCGGCCTTCCATTGCCGAAAGACACAGCTGTAGCCCTGGAATAGTTTGGAGGACTGATAGACCCCGGCAGGGCCAGGGATTGAGGCTTGATAAATCACGGCAACCCCACTAACTTATGTTGCTGCAAGGACAACCGCCAAGATGGATGGTCCTGGAGGAGTCCTAGGACTGCCCTCAACGACTCCGCCCGGTTCTCCCACTGAGGTTGAAGGAATACCGGACCTTGGAACTGCCGGAGTTGTTCTTGGTAATACAGCGGCTCAGAGCCATCGTCTACCACCAACTTAACTTCACTGGCTGCTTCCCAGAATCCAGCCTGGACCGGATACCTGGGACTTACATGGGTCTTAGGTGATAGGGTAATCCAGGCCCCCAGACCCTTCGGTAAGGGCTGGCCTGCGGCTCCACTGGTCTCTATTGAAACCGCCAAGCCTTGCTCACCCAGGGCCTGGACCAGAACCCCTAGCTCTGGGTGAATAAACGGTTCTCCGCCACTGATTACGACAGCCCCTACCCCCATGGCCCGGACCTGCTCTATTAGCTCAGGTATTGGCACCGAGGACGGCCTGGGGAGTCCTTTGCCGCCGTCGCTGTACCCGGTATCGCACCAAGGGCAGCGCACCGGACAACCAAAGAGCCGGATAAAGCTCACCAACCGCCCCGCCCAATGGCCTTCGCCCTGGATCGTTGGCCCGAATACTTCCTGAACCGGGAAAGTTAGGTCCAAGTTACGAATCCCTTACTACTTTCTAACGACTCCCCTCCAGTGTTCCCAGACCCTTGATTCCGCCATGGCGGATTACAAGGTCTAGCGTCGTTGGCGGTGCTTGAGTAACCATTCCTTGGGGGTGATCGGCATATCGTAGTGAATGCTTTGCCTTACGTGGGTTTGCCAGAGCATAAACTCTTCTTGGCTCATCGGTGGAGTACCAGGCGGGGTGGGTAACTCCCGGTCTTGATCGACGGCATTGCGCACCGATAACCGCCAAGCCTGTTCCGGGGTTAAATACTGAGCTGCTCCCATGGGGGTTCCTATTAACTACACCTCTAAGGCTTCCCTACCCATTAACAAAGGTAGGCTGGATCCATACCCACTTCCTTCCCCCCGACTCCCGTTCCCCGACCGGCACCCTGCGCCAATGGCCTCGCCGCCAGTGCGCCGTAGGAGAGGCATGGGTACCGGCCCCAGCTCCACCCCCACGGGCCTTCTGCGGGGTAGCTACCGGCGACGTAAGGTAACGAGGGGTAAGGGTCGGCGGAGTGGAGGCCTTAGGCTTGGCCCTGGGGCTGCGCCTGGGGGCGGTACCCGGCTCCTCCGCCTCCAGCAAATCAGGGCGATAGGTTAGAGCCAGCATGGTCTGGAGGACTATATTTCTAACCCGAGCGGTAAAGTCATGGTCGGACGGCCCCATTCGTTCAGAGCCCAAAGACTTTGTCCCCTGTACCAGGTTCCCATCCTCGTCAATGCCGGAGCCCCCAAACCAGGACACCTCCTTGCTGTCCACGCCACCCCAGTTCAAATTCCTAGGCATATTCCCTTCGATCCGCAGTAGCGGAACGGAGTACCCATACCCTTCCCCCAGGCCATCCTCCGGCCGGTCCCGGGAGGTAAGGTTCACGACCACCCAGTCCAGGGGAGCTCCCTCAGCACTAATCAGCGAATTACTCGGAAACAGCAAAATAAACGGGTTTACCGGAGGCCTTAAATCTGCGAGTAAACCAGAGTCTAAACCCACGTCGCTATTATCAAAGGCCTTAAACAAGTCACCCCTAAGGGCGTACATCGGGGCACTCCTCAGAAACCATAGACAGAGGGAGTAATTAAGCAGGTACGTTGCCCGATCTACCTGGGTAGGGTTGATGGTTGGAGGGTCATTGAATAGGGCCAGCGATGCGCCCACGACCGCACTAAGCCGGTCCCATTGAATAAAACCCCGAGGAATTTTATAGGGCCGTTCCTGCCGGACCAAAGTAACACCTTTGGAGTAGTGGCTTTCTAAATAGCTAATAATTTCCCGGTTCATTTTCTAACTTAATTTAACATTAAAGCTAATTCGGTACACCGCTTTAACCGTGGGCTTTGTAGCCGTTGTTAGACCCCTAATTTATCCGTATTTTAACTCATTATACTGGGGGTATAGTGAGGTTTTTACTAATGGTTGGTTCGGGTGTTTATTTGTATAATAAAAACGCCTCAGGCTGAAAGCGGCCCAAGGCGTTGTCTTTTTTCTCAATGCACCTTCATGTTAGCAAATACCCTAGTTTCTCAAAAGCCTCCCATAAAAAATACCGGTGCCGAATCGCTGGTGGAGATGGTGGTAACGCCTGAAATCGCGGAATCCTGGCTTGCCAAACGAGCCCCATTCCAGCGGGACATTAGCGATGATGTGGTTGCTAAGTATGCCGCCGATATGCGCAAGGGAGTTTGGCGGTATGTCCCTAGTTTGGTGGTTTCTTTGACGCCAGACGGGTTTATCCTAGACGGCCAGCATAGGCTTTCTGCGGTGGTAAGGACCGGGATTCCTCAGCGGTTCATGGTTCACTTTGACGGGGATCGAAGCCACTTTGCTGTGATTGACCGGGGCAGGGTCCGCAATCCTGTCCAGTTAGCGGCCATGGCTGGCTGTAAATACTGCGCCAGTAACCATGTCTCAGCGGCTAATTCCCTGCTTTGGAACCCGGCCAGCCCCATCACCATTATCCGGGGTGGTAACTGGTCTGGGGAGGAGATGGGCGACGTGCTTCATTACTTTGAGCCCGAGATAGCGGTGGTTTTTCCTGCGGGCCTCCCTGGGGGAAGTCACTTTAGGCATGGGGCGCTCCGGGGTGCCTTACTGAGGAGTGCCATTGCCTACCCCAACGACCACCAGAAAATCCACGATTTTCTAGGGATTCTAACCTCAGGTAACTCCAACCCTGACTACAGCCACGACCTTAACAATATGGTCCTGAGCTTCCACACTAAGTACCTAACCCTCAAGGGTTTGCAGAGTGGAGGAACCCATAAAACCTATGAGATTAGGCGTTGGGTCTGGAGTCAGGCCCTGGATTCTGTCCAGCGGTTTATCCGTAACAAACCCAGGAAGGCCTTAATGCGCATGGACCGGCTCCCGACGGAGCATCAGACCCCGATCTGGCTGGATAATAAGCCCCCGCAAATGCTATTTAAGCCCTTTGTCCAAAGCTTCTTTCGGAGTACGCCCAACCCTGTCTTTAACGGGGTTCCTATTCGTCTTTTACCCCCGCAGATCCAATGACTTTACTCAGCCCTGAAGCAGAACCAACCCGGGAGGAAATCCTGGTCCACCTCCTGGCGGCTGTAACGTTATGGCAGAGGATCATCCTTGCTGAGTTCGAGAGCCGGGGTCTGCCCTCGGACTCCCTCAGCAACTTTACCCAAGACCTGGCCGATGTAGTGATCAACCTGGGCCGGAGGGAGTAGGGGCGTTGGGAATCCTGGGTTTATAGCCTTTGAGTCTATCTATGGCAGCGCCCAAGCGAACCCCAGCCCAGCGAGAGCGAGACCGCGAACATGTGGCCAACCTTTACCTCAAGGGTTGGTCACAGTCTGAAATTGCCAACTACCTGGAGGTATCCCAGCCTTTAATCTCCAAAGAGCTCAAGGCGATCAAAGCTAAGTGGCACTCCGAGCAACTGGAGCAGTATGAGTTTTATATTGCCCAGGAACTAGACCGGCTTCGGTTAATTGAGAAGGAAGCGTGGGAGGCCTGGGAGCGGAGTAAGCAAACCAAAGAGCAGACCCTGAGCGAAAAGCTACGGTCGGCCTCGCCGGATGACCTGGACCTGGAGACTGGAGCGGCGAAGCTAAAAATCCAACGGCGCACCATAGACCAGGTCGGCGATCCTAAATTCCTAGAACAACTCCTCAAGGTCCACCAGGCCCGGGCCAAGTTACTGAACCTCGGCGATACCTCCACCGCCAAACCCCAGGGCGATACCTTGGCGGTTAGCTCCACCCAGCTCGCCGTCCTTGCTGAGTACCTATCCTCCAATCCGTAACGGCGGAATCAACTATGCCTAATCCCCACTCAAAACCTGTAGACCCCTCCAGCCTGGAAGCACTCCGGGAGTCCTTGCAACCCAGCAACCTAGCCAAGACCTTACTCGGTTATGCAATCATGGTTAACTCCGGCCTGGAGGAGGAAACCCAGCCCCCGGCCCCGCGCAAAGGCCAGCTACAGGCGCAGGCTTGGTCCCAGGGCATCTACGCCCCAGGCGATCACCATAAATACCTGGCCCAGCACCTGGAGGCCGTAGAACGGGGCGAAATACGCAGGTTGATGGTGACCATGCCTCCCCAACATGGTAAGAGTACCCTGGCCTCCCAGTATTTCCCTAGCTGGTTCCTGGGCCGGAACCCGAGGAAGCGGGTTATGCTCTTAGGCCACTCTCAGAACCTGGTAGAAGGCTTCGGGGAGAAGATCCGAAGTCATATCCAGTCCCCCAACTACGGCCTATTATTTCCTGGAGTTACCCTTAGCCCCACGACCAAGGCCAAGGGTAATTTCCAAGTTTGTATCGGAGGAAGCCCTGCCGGGGAGTTCAACGCTTTCGGGGTCGGCGGTGGTGCCACCGGTCGAGGCGGGGAATTAATCATCATTGATGACTTGATCAAGAACCGCGAACAAGCCGACTCCCCCACCTACCAAGAAAAGCTGCGGGAGTGGGTAAGGTCGGTAGCCCTGACCCGGCAGGGTAAAGATGCCGCTATTGTGATGGTCATGACCCGCTGGAGCGTCAAAGACATTGCCGCCTGGATGCTCACCGAACTGGCCCATGAGAACTGGGTAAATGTCACTCTACCCGCCATCGCGGAACCAACCGAGGAAAAGCCGGACCCCGTAGGCCGAGCGCCTGGAGCTGCCCTTTGGCCCGAACGGTACTCTACCAAGCAACTCCTCCAGACCAAGGCCACCATGGGCGAAGCCGATTGGCTTAGTCTGTACCAGCAAAATCCTGGCGCGGATGCCTCGGTGGTCTTTACCCCGGCCCAGTTCAAGATTTACGCCGGTGCGCCCCCGGTACTGCCGGAGGACTTGGCCCTATCGGTTCAGTCCTGGGATTTGTCCTTTGGGGCCAACAATGCCACCAGCTCCTGGGTAGTTGGGCAAGTCTGGTGCCCGGTGAGAAACCAAGCCATAATCGGCGGGTGGGTGTATTACCTGCTCTACCAATACCGGGCTCAGCTTGGTTTCACCGATACCCGGGACGCGATCCGGGAGGTATCCAAGCTCTACCCCCGCAGTAAGGTACTGATCGAAAATAAGGCCAACGGCCCGGGAGTGATCGACGCCCTGACGGAGATGCGCCTCGACAACCCCATCCAAGCCATAGAACCCGGTAGTTCCTCCAAGGCCGATAGAGCTTACCAGGTTCTCCCCCTGGTGGAGCGGGGTGCGGTATGGTTGCCGGACCCGGAAGCAGAGCCCGGGGTTAAACCGCTATGGCGGGAACTAGAAAGCTTCCCCCAGGGCATTACCGATGATTGTGTCGATGCCATGACCCAGGCCTTGAACTACCTCAAGGCCCGACTCAAGATCACAATGGGCATTTCTGTGGCCAACGGCTACGACACCCAGCAACGCAAGAACTTGCATGGTAGGTTGGCAAGTTACAGCCCTGGGGCCAATATGGTGACCTGGAGCGGGTTCTAGGGTTAGGCCTGGGGGTTGAGCTTTGCTGCGGCCTCGGCCTTCTTCCTGGCCCGGTATGCTTTGGCGTAAGCGGCCTTAGCTGCCTTACGCTCCGGGGAATCCTCGTAGGCCTTGATCTGGTCCTGGCGAGTGGCCCGGTAGGTGCGGGATACCTCGACCTTGGCGGCTCTACGCTCCGGAGAGGTCTCATAGGCCTCTACCTTGTCCGGGTGAAGTTGCCGGTACTTGTCCACGGCCCGGGCCACGGCTTTCTTACCCTTGACACTCGCCCGGTACTTCTCCAGGGATGCCTTACCCTCTGGAGTTTGATAGTAAGCCTTCATGTACTCCCGTCGCCGTTGGCGGCGGAGGTCTTGGTCGCTGCCTTGGTTGCTGGCCGGATCCGTCATGCGCAATAGAAAAAACATGGTAGTCTCCCCACAGAATAATAAAAATCGCTCAGAATTACTACCTTCGATCCGCAATAACGGAATAAATGCTCAGATAAAGGCCGAAGTAATAACCCGTATACGTCATACATAAATCTAGCATACCCACCTCGAAAAGCACAGGGGTAACCCGGCATTTTTCTGGTTAACGTTGGGGGTATTTTGGGCTATTTCGAGGTTGAAAAAAGGGCTAAAATCGGGGTAGCTCGAAAATGGCTGAAACCCTTGCCCTGTAAGGCGTAGACCATTATTCCTAGTCCTTATATATATTTAGAAGGGGAAGTAATAAATAATCTGGAGCCTCCCTACCCACCAACCTGCTACTTGAAAATAGCCTCCCGAAGAACCTCGACATTTTTTTCCGAGTCCTCCAGCGACTCCGAGCGGAGCCGAACTGCGTGGGGGAAGTCCTTGAGGATGGCCTTGATTTTAGCGGCCTGTCCCCGAAGCCATCTACGGGTTTGTTTATCGCCCCGCTGCTGGCGACGGTAGTCCAGGGTAGCCTCGGAGGTCTCAAGGGCGTAGACGAGGGTGCTGGGTACCGTAGAGGCGATCTTGACTTTGCAGTAGGTGAGGAAGCTGATATTAAACAAGGGAGCCCCCTCGAATAGCACTACCAGGTCTCGGTATTCCGCCATGGCGGGAAGAACCTGGAGGAATAACTGAGCATGGGCCTGGTACCTAACCCCTCCACCGGCCCCTAGGACCATCACCTGGGCCTCTGGGTACCATGGCCCCGACAAAGTGCTCCAGTGCCAGTCTGAGGCCGGTCCTAGGGTCTCTACTAAGCTTTTAAGTAGGGTACTCTTGCCGGTGGCAGACTCCCCGCCGATACCAATGATCTTTCTCACCCCAGGGCCTCCTCCGGTACTTCCTAACTACCAGACTTCCCTAGTTACAAACCTAGTTACAAACTGAATCCAAAAATTTCTAAGTTTACCCCCTTTACAAGCATAGGCGTATACGTTATATTAAAAGGGTAAACAGATTTGAGGTTTTGCATGGAATTTTACTTGGTGGACGTTAAGAGTATCTCTGTACCAGAGACCCTTTCCAAGGTAGCCTCAGGTAGGGTAGAACCCTTGGCTCAGAGCATTGTTGCTAGTGGAGGGCTTACAGCTCCTCTACTACTAAGGCAAGTAGGGCCAGAGGCTTATGAACTACTCTCAGAACCCCTGCATTACTATGCTGCTTGCAGAGCCCGGGAAATAAACCCTAGGCAGTTTGAGACTGTTAATGCCTTTGTAGTAACCCCAGAGCGCCAGGAAGCCGCCATCTACCAAGTAGCTGAGCAGTACCGGACCTGCTAGGTCACCTAGGTTCTCCACCCCACCCCTCCCCCTGGAGGGGTTCTTTGTTTGAGTGTTAGGTACTTCCCTAGGTACAAACTGGATCCAAAAATTCCTAGGTTTACCCCCTTTACAAACATAGTCGTATACGTTATATTAAATTCATGGGAGGCGGATAACAGCCGAGTCGGGGAACCGACAGTGTGATGAGCGCCAGGACAAGCCAACCTCCTCCCACCCACCAACCACTT